ATCTTTACCAGCACATACAGTGCTTCTAGTTATTTTGATTGTTTTCATCATTTACCCCTTACGCTGTTACTTCTGCGTCTTTGATTGCTGCAAAACTTTCAGGTCTTCTTACTAAAGTATCAGCAAATTGGTCAGCTTGAATACCAACAAGCCCAGCTTCTCTTAACTCTTTTGTATATGGGTCAACTGTTAAATCTATACCACCCCATAGACCAACAAGTAAATCAGCAAAATTACCAAAGATAAGTGCTGATAAATCAGTGCCTGTACCTTTAGTTAAGTTTGATGGTAGTTGGTTTGATGTTTGATAGCCATAACCATTTAAGTCCGTACCCTCTAAAATCATTTTAGGATTACCAGTAGTGATAGGTGTTTTCTTCAAGAAACCTCTAGTTCTAGCGTTCATCAAGTAAGCTAGTCTTCCAATATCTGCATTATCTACAGCAATTTCAGTTTCCATATCAATAATATGGCTGTTTGCTATTGCACCACCATTGTCACCGATAGAAACAAGACCAATACCAGTAGTGCTTAAAATTTTAGAAATAGCGTCTAAGTCAATTTTTAGACCGATTTGCGTTAACAAGTCGTTTCTAATCATATTTTCAACACCTACAGATGATTGAATTAACATTTGCTTTCCATAAGCAGTTCCACCAGCAAATCTTCTAGGTGACATTGTAAACTGATCTAGCCCAATATCACTGTTTGTTAATGTTTCTGTTTCACCAAGTTCTAAAATTGTTAAAGATGAAGTTTGTCTTGGGAAAGATACATTTCCAGTAAGACCTGGTAAGATTTCTGCTAGTTGCATTACAGCTGATTTGTTTTGTAGCAGTTCGATTAAACCACCCATTTGAGTATCAACTGTTACACCACTTGTGCTAGTTACTGTTAAATCTTTTTGAAATACATCAAAAGGAACTAAAATACCACTTGCAGTTACACCACTTTTCTTTTGTGCTTCTTGTGACATTTCATATTCAAAAGCAGCAGCGTCTTGTGCTCTCCTATCATTTGGATTTGCTAAAGCCCATAATGCTCTTTGGATAGAATATTTTTTTATCTCTTTTTCATTCATACCGATTTCAGGCATAGCTGATTTTGTGTCGATACTTGGTTTTGGTTCACCTAACTTTGTAAGAACAGCTGCTCTAAAATTGTCTAAACTTACACCATCATCAATAGCTCTACTTGCTTCTTCACTCATACCATGAGCAGAACCGATAGCTGTGATTTCTCTAACTCTTGTTCTTTCTTCTTTTGTAGCTTCACTTCTTACGTTATCTACATTTACTTCAGGTTTTTGTTCATCAGGTTTTTGTCCTGGCATTTCTTTTTCCTCGCTTTTATTTTTTTGATTTATTACTTTTACTGGATTGTTTTCTAGGTCATTTTCACGACCTACACCTACTGTATCATCAGCTGGAATTGACACTATTGATATTTCAAATGGTTGCCACTTAGTTACTCTATAGGTATCCACACCATTATCTTCACTTTCTAGCTTCATTTCTAGCACCTGGTATCCCACAGATACTTTTGTCAATATCTTGTCAACCACATCTTTAAATATTTCATCAGCTTGTTGGTTCTTGCTAAACCTTACAGTTGCAGTTCCTCTTTTGTTGTCAATTTTTGCACTTTCAACAACACCAGCAACTACATTTCTTTGATGGTTAAACAACAAAGGTGCTGCATTGTTAAGCCTAGACATATCTACAGATTTGGTTGCATGGTCTAGTATCTCAATCCCATACCATCTTTCATAAGGTTCTTCAGAACTAAATGAAAGTGTTATTGTTCTGTTTTCTTCATCTACACCCCTTACTTCATACTCTCTATATTGAGTATCTAAATTATCAAGTTTTTTAGGCATTGTTTTCTTCCTCTTGGTTTGTATTGCTTATTGTTTGTAAAATTTCAGCGTCAGAAAGAGTTGTTATCCCATACTGTTTTCTCAAATCTTTTTCTTTTGCTAACTGTTGGTATATTTCTTCTATATCCTTACCTTTATCACTTGCCATTTCAGCATGAGTTTTCACACCCTCTTTATGAGATAAAATATCTGCTTGAACATCTTTCATTGGGTCAACCCAAGGGAAGCTTCTTGGTAGCCATTCAGGGTTGTTAAATTTTTCTAATTTTGTATAAGGTAACTTGATAGTCCCTATAGCTAATGCTATATCTAGCCAGTCGCTATAAACATCATCTAGTAAGTGTTCGCTTATCCAAGCTTGTAACTCTTTCCATACTTCTCTTTCTTCTAAAACCCCACTTCTAAGTGAAGAATAATTAACACCCTCTAAATCATTTGCCAAGGTGTTATAGGAAACATCAAGACCACTTGCAATACCTCTAAGAATTACTTTCATAAAGTCTTTAAAAGCAGTTGTAGGATGTTGTGGGTCATAGGCTTTAAAATCTATACCTGGTGGGAGTGTTTCTATTTGTCCTGGTTCAAGTTCATTGACAAGATTTCCAGCTTCATCTACAGTGTCACCCTCATATTCTTCACCACCATCAGTTGAAGTATAAAAGCCACCTTTTGCAGCTGCTATTCTTGAAGCTGTAAGCTCTGCTTCTTCATATCCATTTACCATTTTCATTCTTGTCATAGCTGTATGTGCCCAAGGCACACCTCTTGTTGCACTAATTCTTATAGGCAAAAATAAGTGGATAATTTCATCAGCTGGTATTTTTTCTCTTTTTAAATTAGCCTTTGCAAGTTCCATGTTGCCAGGGTGTTTTTTGTACAGATGATAATATACTGGTTTTCCCCAATCATCAAATTCTATACCCATGATGATATTTTTTTCAGGGTCATTATATGTTTCATCCAGGTGGTCAGCTTCAATAAGCTGTAGTGCAAATCCAAAAGGATTTTTATACCCTTTTACTTTTCTGATAAGAACTTCACCATCTTCAGCCATAGCCCCTATAGCCATCTTTTGAATATCTACAAATGAGAACTTACCAGTAACATCACAGTTACCTTTTTTGCACCACTTCTTCCACGCTTCTTCTATCTGATTGTTTGCATTTTTATCTAAATTACCATTTATGTCTTTGGCTCTGTTTTGAAGTTTTATACCTTTGTTTCCAACTACATTAGATTTAACCATACGCTTAAATCTTTTTGCGTAGTCATCATTTTGCATTAAATCTCTACTACGATTACGGATAGTTTTTAAATCTCTTTTGATATTAACATCTGCTGTAGTTTGTGCAATAATCCATGAACCATATAGATTTCCACCACTTGCAGCGTGGAAACTTCTTTTCCTTTTAGGTTTAGCTGGTGCTGGTTCAGCTGGTGCTGCTTTTCTTATCTCAAAGCCAAGAATTTTCACTATACGAACCTAGTCAAGACTTTTCTAGGTCTAGTTTTCATTTTTAACTTAGTGAGTTTTGTTTGAAAAAAATCTACAAGGCTGATAAGTTCACTCATAGAGTGTTTTTCAATGCTTCTTCCATTGATTTCATACTGTTTAACATCAACACTAGCTTTTCCAGCTAAAACATTTTCTATTGCGTCTATTCTCTCTTCATATAGTGCTATCTTTTCTTCATTGGTCATGTTTTTGCCTTTAAGATTTTTTATCTTAATGGCATTATTTCAAAAACTATGGGGAATTAAAAAGGGGACAAAAACTCTTTTATCCCCTTGAAGTTGCATTTATATGGATGAGTTGGTCGGTCAGTGTATGGATACGCTTATCTTTTTGCAGCACTCGTCTATGTTTACATGTAAACTATCCCACTTGTGTTTGAGTTGATAGTATTTGTCTTCAGCTTCTTTTCTTCTTGTTCCATTTTCTTCTATCATCTGTGCTGTGAACCTTTGTAAGTCACTTCCACCAGCTCTTAGAACTCTTACATAGTTGTTCCAGTAGTTCGCTCTGTTTTGAAAGAAGTTGTTTGAATGTGTACTTGCTTTTAGCTCTTCTTCTGTTTGGTCTAAAAGAAAATTTATCTTTTGGTTCAAACTCATATCTTCTCTAAGATAGTCTTCTTCATAGTGTGGTAGTTGTTGCGTTTGTAACATCTCTTCAAGTCTTAAGATATACTCTCTATAGTTCTGATTTGCTCTTACAAGTCCACCTATGCGACCATAGAGTTCTTTTAGGTTGCTATCATCCATCATAAGTTTCTCTACTGCAATAAAATATCTTCTAGCTTCACGACCTTTATCGTTGTTTTCTACCATAGCTAATTCTTTTGCCATATCTATGGTTATGATGTAGTTTTTTGTATATCCATTATTGGTTTCATTTTTTTGTGAAACCAAGATAAAGTCTTCACCATCAACAAACCCAAACTTTTTTATTCTATTTTTTATCCAATCAGCAAATTGTCTTTTGCTTTTTAGATATTGCCACAACTCTCTTGCATTTACAGAGTTAACTTTTTCTGCTCCTATAGCTTCATTGTATATTGGAATAAGCGTTTTCATTATTGGTACTCCCATTTTTCAAATCTATATGCTATCTTTGCTACAAGTGCATGAGAGTTTACATGTAAAACTCGACTATTTCCACTTTTCCCTATAACTTTGATTTTCATTGTAGTTCCTTTTAGCTATACATTTGTATAGTTTATTTTTAAAATCTTATACAAATATATATTAAATAAATCTTAATAATATATACAAGTGTATATTAAGAGTAGTTTATATACAATATATGTATATTTTTTAGGATTTTACACAATGGATAAAAAAAGATTTAAAGAATTACTAAATAAAGCAAAATTATCTCAAAAAGAGTTAGCAGAAACTTTAAACACTTCAAATCAAACAGTAAACAACTGGGGTTCAAATGGTAGAGAAATACCATATTGGGTTGAAAGCTGGTTAGAAAACTACATCAAAGCAAAAGATATGGATAAGGTCGTAGAAGCTGTACGCCCATATGTTGTAGAGGAAAGATAGTTGGAACAAAAATTTCTTCATCTTCTTAAAAAACTAAAATCTGAAATAACTACTATAGAAGCAAGAAGAAAGAAAAAAAGATGGAAGCCGTATCAAAAGGCGATGGTGGATTATATCTTTGGGGCAACTGATAAAGTTGTATTTGAAAAAGATGGTGCAAAAGTTGTTTTAGCCCTTGGTGATGAAAACAAAGGCTTTATGCACATACTGCTAGGACACTACAAAGCAAATGAACTCGAAGCTATGGATATTATAAATATATTTGAGATATACGATAGAGGAATAAAACTAGAAAATGAGGGTGTATCAAATAACCACTTTGATGTGTATATGAAACTTGCAAATGGAAAAGATTTAAGACTTGTGCTAAATCCTATCGGTGATAAATCTTGGGTAGTAACTGCTTATAGGAAGAATTAGTTGGAGATAGGACGGTGGCAGTACTCAACCATCTAGGGCTTACTAAACGCTCTGCTCCGCACCCCTATCTCACGTCATATAGCTACAGACATTTCTGTCACAAAACACACATTTATATGCTTTATGACAGAAATCAGGTATAGCCTATTTGTATAATGCAAATTATAGCTAAATTATAGAAAAATGTAAAACTCATTACTTAATCCTCTTCCAAATCTAAAAACTTTTTGTATTTTGGCATTTCATTTTCTAAAAGAGTTTGGATAAACACAGAAGGACTTACACCTAACTCTTCTGCTACCACCTCAACATCTATGATAGTTGAAGTTTTAAGTCTTACATTGTCAAGTTTGATTTTTGGGTCATCACTTCTTGGTCTTCCTCTTCTTTTTTCCATATTATTTCCAGCCATTTACCCATCCACCTTTTTTTGTTTGTGTAGTTTTCTTTATTTTTGGAGTAGTTTTTTTCTTAGCCACTGTTAAGTTTTCTTTGATTTTTTCATAATTAGGATTTAGAATATTGAGTGCAGCAAGATTATAAACAGTATAATCAAGTGCTTCATTCCTTGCTCTTGTCTTTTTCCAAACTCTAACTGGTTTACCAGCTTTGTATGTATTAACTATTTTTTCTGCTGTGAGCTGTTTAAAATATTCTTCATCATATTGTTTATTAAAGTGCATATATCCCTCACCAAATTCTTCATATTTTAATCGTGAGTATATAAGCTCTTTTGCTGTATCTGTACCAACTGTAAAAAGTTTTACTTTTAGTTTATTTGATGTAGTAGGGCGTGACACTATAGGTTTTCCATGAGTGCTTGAACCTTTTATCGCAAACACTCTTTTAATCTCTCTTTTCTTACAAAACTTATATATATCATCTGCAAAGTGACCACCACTATCTATACATGTACAGCTTATTCTAAGTTCTATCCCATCTTCTCTTTTATATGTAGAATTTAAAATGTTGTCTAAGTCTTGCCATACTTGTTTTTGACTTGGAACACCCTCAATCCTAAATGGCATTACACCCCAGCTTTCATCATCAATACCCCATGCTTTTATTTCACCCTCTAATCTGTTGTCCTGTGTATCTACTGCACAGGTCAATAAAACAGCTTCATTTGGTATGAGTTCATAATCTTCTCGTCTATTAAGAAGTTCATTATCTTCTATTTGTTCACCTTGTTCTTCTTCCCATGTTTCACCAAGAACAAGCATAGTGAAAGCTTTTTGTTTTAGTATGTTCCCTTGTGCAGCAAACCATTCTTTTGCTATAGAAGTCCACGATGAATTTGCGTTGTATGAGTATGCAGCCCATATAAAATAACTAGCATGACCTTTAAAAGGTTTTCGTGCTACCCACTTGCCTTTTTCAATCATTTCTATTTTGTAGTCTTCAGTATATTTTGCACCACACTTAGGACAAAAAAAGCCTATTTCTTCTTCTATCAGTTCACCGTCTTTATCTCTTGGTGCGTCAAAGTTAGAAAATTCTAGTGGGTGGTAGTGATCACAAAAAGGGCAAGGAACTTCATAAAATCTTTGGTCACCTTTTAAAAATTCAGGTTTTATTTTTGATAAGTGTTCAACACCTGGTGAAGAACCAAGTATATTTTTTCTGTTCCAAAAGTCATTAGTTCTTTTTTTACCTAGTTCAATTTGGTCACCCTCTTTACCAGCTTGTTGTTCCCATCCATCTATTTCATCACCGATAAATATTCTTACAGTTCTTCTTCTAAAGTTTCTTGGACTGTGTGCCCCAACCAGTTCAAGTATTCCACCTGGATAAGTTTTTTTAGCTGTTTTTTCTCTTTTGTTTCTTCCCTTTTTTTTTGTTTTACCTATCAAACCCTCTATAACTTCATTATCTCTTATCATTGGTTCTATTTCATCTTCAGCATAACCAAAAGCTTCATCTTCAGTTGGCTGTGCAAGTAGTATAGAAGATGGGTTTTGATGTATGTGATAACCAACAGCTATATTTATACACTTTGTATATCCAACCCTAGCACTTTTCCACCAGGTCACTTGTTCTGTGATTTCATCAGTCATACTGTTTATAGGTTCTATTTGATAAGGAAGTGTTTTCCACTTACCAGGTGCAGCAGAACTTTCAGGTGATAAATAAAAATACCTATCAGCCCATTCAGCACCAGTTAGTCTAGGCTTTGGTTTTAATATAGCTTGTGTATAAGATAGAAGTTGTATTTGCTGTGGTGATAAACTACTCATTTTCTTCTAACCCATATTTGTTAAATTCATTAAAAGCTTCATCTATCAGCATGTAAGTATATTCAACTTGTTCTTTTGTAATTTTTGAATATTTTGATTTTAAAAGATGTGGTACGTTATACATCTTTGTTTTCATGTTTGTAGCTACAAGTTCCATAAGTGCTTCAGCTTCTTCTAGCTCTATCAAAACACCAAGGTCTTTTTTAAATTCTATTTCTTTCTTTTTACTCTCTATAAAAGCGTCTTTGATTTGAATTTTTTGAACAGCACTTTTGCCAGTATCTATCAGTGCATTTAATTCTATTTGTGCGTCACTTCCCAAATAAGAAACATCAAACATCCCAAAGCTAAATTTTTTATCATTAGATTTTTGGTCTTCTTTTTTCCCTGGGGAAATTTCTTCACCTTGCTTTTTAGTTTGATTTGCTTGTCTTTGTGGTTCTCTTGTTTCATCTTTATTATCTTCTATGATTTTTGCTAGTTCAGTTGACTTGCTGCGTGGAAATTTATTGTTTTCCAAAACATCATCAAATAAACCTTTCTTTTTTAGCTTTGATATGTATTGTTGAGTTACGCCACAAAATTCTGCTAATTCTTTCTGCGATATAGTGTTTTTACTCATTTTACAACCACTTTTTTAAAAAATACAACCAAGTTGTTAAAAGGTGCGTAAAGCCTACCACTGCGATATGGGACAATGATTTGATAGCTAAAAAAATACAACCAAGTTTTAAAACTCAAAAATAGAGAACTTTCACGCTCGCACGTACCCTTATGGGATAATTCTTCAGGAAGTACCTTTTTATGGGGGTTAGAGAGAGTTCTATTTTTTTTAATATATTCCCTATAGTTACTTTTTTTACATATAAAAATAAATCTGCTTAAACTTCCCATGCCATTTAACTTTGAGATAATTTTGCTTTTAAAAATTTGTGACATTTTTTCTAACCTATTTCTATACATAATTTTCATGCTCTTTTTTACACTCTACCTATGTAAAAATTGAAGTTACTTTTGAACTTCTTATCAAACTCATTTACCACCATTTCATCTGCTTCTTTTAATACTTTTTTATTAAACATTTGTGGTATTGATACAGTCTTAACACCTACTATCTCTTGTGTGTTTCCTTTTCTTTGGAGTAATGCACCATTCTTGGCTACAAATGTTCCAGCTTTAAAAGTCTTTCTTCCATTTGCTTTTTTGATCAGGACACTCATTTTCCCTTTTTTCTTTAGTTTCTTTGGTGTAAATCTCATAGCATTAAATCTTGAACTTCTGACATCTATTGCATACTGCATATTTGAATATCTTGACCTTTTAAATTTTATAAATTGTTTGAGGTCTTTTGATTTGATGTTATATTGTGTTCTAACACTTTTTATCATTTGATTTTTAGCTTTTGTACCAATGTCATTTACAGTTCTATTGAGTGTTTTTTTATATACATCAGGATGTAGAACTGCTAGAACTTTGTCTAGTCCTTTTAATTCAATTTCCATATCATATTGCCTTTAATGCTTCATTAAAAATATGTTCACCAATTTCAGGTAAAACACAATTTCTTAACACTTGTCTTTTATTTGGAACTCTAATATCAGTTAAATCAATTCCCAAATATTCTTGTAAGTGTGGAATTTGTGCTGATCTTAATTGGCTCTTTTTAAACTCTATTTCTTCTACATTAAAGTTTGACCAATAAAGGTGTCTTTGAAGTTCAAATGATGGTTCTACTAGTGGATCATAATATGGTTTAACATTCTCAACAACCCACTTTCCTTTAAAGTTGTGTTTCAAAAATATAATTTCTTGATATAGTTTCATATCAGGATATACAGCTTTTTGACCTCTACACTGCACACCTAAAAATTGTCTCATTCTGCTGTGTGTTTGACATGGTGGTGAAGACCAAATAAAATCAAACTCATGGTAGTGTTCCATAAGATATTCATGTGCGTTTCCTATAACAACTGTGTCTTTTGGATGTAGCTTTTTATAAACATTTGCTATATTTTCATCAATTTCAATAGCAGTCACTTGGCAGCTCCCCCCCCATTTTTTTCTATTTCCACCAATACCTGCGTATAAATTAAGTATCTTCATCATCATCTTTTGTATAAATCTTCTACATAATCCCTACCACTATCAGGACTTAGTTTCGCATATTTCAGTGTTTGTTTTATGTCTTTGTGGTTCATAAGCTTTTGTATCTTTTGGATAGACCTACCAGCTATAGCCAAGTGTGAAGCAAAAGTATGTCTAAGCGTGTGTATCACAACTCTATTAGCTCTATCATTTTTTGCCAAGCCTTTGTTAAAATGTTTAAAGACTACAGTTAGCTGTTTGTATATTTCCTGGTATTTTGTTGCTGATCCATCCAGTGAAACAAGGTAGTCATTAGCTCTGAAGTTTTTTACATGTAAACTCACTAGATTATAAGTTTCTTCATCCATATAGCCTATATAAGAGTTGTTTCTTTTGAAGTCTTTTAGCATGATACTTTTGTTATCAAAGTTTATGTGCTTCTTTTGAATTGCCAAGATACTATTGGCTCTTGCACCAGTACAAAGTGCTATTTTTGTAAAGAGTATCAGCAGCATATCTAAGCCTATAAGTTCATATAGCTTTGATATTTCACTTTTACTTAGGTATCTTTCCCTGGTGTTGTTTATCTTGAACAGTTTGATATTTTTAAAAGGGCTATATTGGATTATCCCTCTTTTTATCCCATGTCCTATAATTCTTCTTATAAGCTTTACTATCACATTCACAGTGCTATCACTAAGCCCATCAGATTTTTTAAGTGCTTGAAGTTCATATACTAAGCTATCATCAAGTCTAGCCATAGCTATATCACCAAAACTAGGTGCTATATGCTTTTCGTACAT